ATATGCTGAAGACCAAGAAAACCATCGGTTGAAGCAACTGAACCAGATACTGTAGAACCATCATTATCAGAATATAACTGTGAGCCGAATAAGTCCTTGAGTGCTCTTTCAGCGGACTTCATTTTAGCTTCAATCATATCAATTACCTGTTCTGCACCACTGTTAAGCGCTTCCTCTTTACCCGTAATCCGGATTGTAGCGTAAGCCTGAACCCAGTCATAGGCGGCGTCTGCGTACATATCTGTGCTGGTTGTCAGTAGAGTTGCAGAATCACTGGACATAAAGCCCTTCTCTGCCGGTTTTGCGTATTCTACAGGTTGTAGAACCTTTTTACCACCGCCAAAAGGGGTGGATTTCCGTAACATACGATGAGTAACTATATTACTATCGTAAATATTGTCTACCAGCTTTGGAACATATAAATCCCGCGTTAAGGCAGACAAGTTGTCGTAGTTATAAGTGCTATAAGAAATAGCCATTATTCCTCCATTCTATTAAAAAGCGTCTTCGCTTTTAATTAACTAACTCGTAATTCTCAAGAGCATATTCCCGGACGGCATTATAGTCCTTCAGCTTCGGAATGGTTGTACCGCGCTTTGCGCGTGTGTCACCCTTCTGAACAGGAATCTTCTTTGCTGCTTGAGCTTCTTTTATTGCCTTTTTTGCTTTTATAAACGCGGATTTTTCTGTAGCAGTTGCTGTGGCGATGATGAACGCATCTTCCAGTGATGGAAGGTTACGGTTAATCATTACATCTATCACTTCCTTAACTGCGTCTTCATTGTTCTGCAGTTCGGGATGCAATTTAATCAGATTTTGTATATCTGTCTCTACCTGCAACCTGGTTTCGAGTTCTACAACTCGATTTTCAAGTTCCGTTGGTTCTGCTTTAGGCTCCGATTGCTCGGATTCTGGAACCTTTTCAGGTTCTGCAAAAAGCGGATGTGCATCAGCATCGTCACCGAGATAGTCTCTCACGGCATCGAGCAAATCACTATCATCCCGTAACGCCATCCATTTATCCATTTCAGCTTGGAGAGCTTTGCGTTCAGCGGATACATCCTGTGATTTTTTCGTATTTGATTTTTGCCATTCGCTTCTATTCTCGCTGTCGGTTTTCCAGTTCTCAATATCCTTTAAGGAATACTGTTTACCAGATATTTCAAACACATCCTTGTTCTCTTCCGGCTCGGATTGCTCTTTTAAGAGCTCCTCGCCAGCAGCTACATCAACCTCTTCAGTCTCTGTATGAACCTCGCTGGTAACTTCTGCATCTTGCGATACAGTTGAATCAGTAGATGGTTGCTCAATAATTGAGTCCATCACTTCTTCGGTTATATCTAATTTATAATAAGGGGTATCATAGGTTTTTTCTTGCCCATCAATATTTTCTTTTAATACCGTTTCTTCATTTTCCATTTTAATATCCTCCAGTTGGTCGAGGTTTATTAGATTTCGACACTGTTTTGTTCATGATTAATTTGCCGCCTACATTATTTGCATATATTCTAGCACGTCTTATTCCATCCTTGGTATAGGGGAAATGTTTAGTACCTGATTCTGAAACGACTTTCGGCATAGGTGAAATTTCTACTATATTTACTATGTTATACAAAGGTTCTTTGACAACAATGCTAATCTTGTTAACTATGTTTTCATAAAATTATTGATATTGTTCCATAAGTTCAGGCCGCTGTTTAAGTACAGACATAATTTCATCTTCATCTGTAGAATTATCCAATACACCTTTAGCTGCATCATCTTCCTGCTGTACCTGCATCTCTGCTTCCATTTGAACGCGTTTTTCTGCACGTATTTTATTTAATAGTTTCTGCTTACCCGGAAGTTCAATATTTTCAATTACAAATTCAGTATCCTGAATAATTCCAAGTTGAACTAATTGTAAAATCTTTTCTTCAATGAATGCTTTATTATCCGGCATCATGGAACCCGCCTTTGCTCTTACCCTCATGGGTTTACCCTGCAGCTCTAAACCAGTATATGTGTATTGCTGCTCTCCTAACTCGTTTGGAACAGTAACCTGGTGCTCATTTTCACCCAGATTTTGAATAAAGGCTAACCACATAGCTCCTAATTGTTGAACAGCAGAATCAATCGTGCGGGATTTAAAATCTATTTTAGTTGTTGCGCTTCTCCTGTAAACTTCAGCCTGCACACCACTGGTAACGTTGGGAGCTTCTCTCCCTTGAGTTGCTTTATTTACACCACTCACAATTTCAAACATGGTTTCCATTAACTGAAAAAAGTTAAACACATAATTAGGTATGGAAGCTGGCTGTTTCATCTCTACCTGTCCCGGGCCTGTCTTTGTAATGATACCACCGGGACGATTGACAATCTGATTTTTTACACCGGCTGTTTCATCCACAACCCACATTGGATTTGCCATAAGGTTAATATTATCCATAACCTGTGATGCAATTTTATCCATTGATAGATTTATTGTTTTTAAACGTTTTGGCTCTGGTCTACCCCAGAATGTGTGAGCCGTTCCACCGTTCTTTGCTACAATGAAAGGAAACGGATTCTGAATATAATTATCCTTATTTAAAAAAGGATATGGTGTGGGCCCATCATGCAATAAAACACCATTGGCAATTGTAGTCATTCTTACTCCGGGAACTTTCTTAACACCATCCCCATCTTCATATTCAGTCTCTCCATCTCTCCACCAGCACTCAATTAACAGTGCTCGCTCTTCAAGTTCTTCCATTGCGCGTTGTTTGTTCTCATATCGCGTAACAGAACCATCCGGGTTTGGAATAGACGTCTTACCATCAAAGTCAGTGTGGGGTTTCATAGCTTCGTAAAGATTAAGATTCCCTTGAGCTTCTACATATTTACCATTTGGATACTTTTTCTTAATGTCAGTAATAAGAGCTGGAGCTGCATATATAACCCACTGCGCATCCTCCATACGGGTTGCCATGGGATTGACATAAAACGAGAAAGGGTCTACTATGTCACAATCTGGTAAATCATCATCACCAAAGTGAACCTTCATAATGCCATTTCCATAAACGAGAAAGTCGCTCAACCATTCAGGGATAAGGTTCATCATATCCCTTAACTCCCACAAGTCATCAAGCTGCTGCTGCATTACATTGGCGACTTCTGTATCTTCATCACTTGTAGAGGCAGGCAGGACGTCAATCTTTGGAGGGCGTGAAGCTAGAATGGGAATCATCGTATCAATCGCCGATGCAATTAAATCCATGGTTATCTGATTCTGGTTCGATGGCATTCCTGGCTGCTGCCAGTGCTTACCATGATACAGCTCTTCAGATTCTCTCCATACCCTATGAGTATTTCGCATTGCCTCATTAGCAACATTGAAGAACGTTTCAACCCTTGAAATTAAATTTTCTTCACCCTTTTTTGGTTTATATACGCCTTTTATAGCAGCCATAATATTCTCCTAATTTTCAGTTCTTTAAACAGTGTGTATTTATATCAACATCAGACTGCATATTTATATACATATCCATAATTTTTGCGTTTGCCTCAAATGTTTCACAGTCAATTATATACATTTCAGTCATTTCTTCCTTTTGTGTATCATTGAGCTCCTCCCAATCAATATATTTTTCATCTCTTGCATCATATATTTTTAAGCCCCGGGCTATGCCATTATCCATACTTCGTCATCCATGTCTAATAGCTCTAATTCTTTTTCTATCCATGTTTTCTTTTTTCTTAACTGATGTGGTTTGAAAAAGTGCATCATACCATACCTTAATGCATCAACAGCATGGTCTTCGCCATGCGTGTCTAAATCCTCTACCTTGTGTTTATCATATACCTGTATTGGAAATGTTCTGATTAAATTATGACAGTTCTCAAAAATATAAAGTTTTGGCTTCTTTGATGGGTTTTCTATTGGGCCTTCCCAGTCAAGATACTCTCTTAATGCACTCCAGCCAGATAATCTATCATTGTTTGCTTTAATAATGGGAATCCCGCTTATAGACATAATATCTGCTATGCCCCTGTGCGAAGACGTAATAGAATCTCTCTTATGTGTCACAGGGTTCCTAATCCACATGGAAGGGTCACCAAGAGTAGCATTGTAATTTTCATTTCCACTTAATTCTATAATTTTTTCAATATGATATGGTAATTCTTTGCCGGCCTCGTAATGCTCCCTGTACACAAAAACATTTCCATCAAAATCAACAGCCATCCATAAACAGGCAAACGGTGCCCTGTAACCATAATCTACCGCTCTGTATAGAGAGTATGTTTCTGGAATTTCAAATGGCTGAATAACATGAATGTCTCGTCTAAATTTCTTAAAAAACTGTCCCGCAAATACATCCCAGTCTCCATCTCTCCAGGCCCTTCTTAATTCTTCAGGTAAACCATCTAAAAAGTGAATGTAATCAGGGTCGCGGTCAACCAAAGTCGGGTTATCAGTAATCTTTGCAGGAATAAAAATTCGCGTCCTTTTTGTAACCTTATCTGTAAATGTTTTTTCCCTGGCAACATCTACCCAGCGCTCCTTAACCCACTGATGTCCGGGGCCTCCGGGATTAGTGGTAGCAAAAACCTGCGCGGGCAGGCCTATTGTGCTCCTACAACTAGAAACCAGCTTTAAATACTGTTCCTCTGTAGATATTTGAGTTAATTCCTCTATAAGTTCCTTCTGATATTCATGGCCCTGATACTTTTCATAAGCGTTTTCATCCTTCAGGTGGCCAGTTCTTATCTTTGCACCACTAGGGAAGCGGAACTCTGCTGGATTTCCGACAACATCTACGCCTAAAGGACGATAAAAGTGCCTTGCCCTGTCTACCCAATCTCTTAAATCTTCTACATTTCTTCTTACTACCAGCGCCCTGTATTGGGGATGACTTATATAGTCCGGTTCCACCAACCAAGCTAAACCAGCTTCAGTTTTACCCCCACCACGTGCACCACCGTAGAGTATTTCAAATTCACTCCTTTGAAGAGCTTCTGTTTGTGGGCCAGGGTGAGCTCGCCATGCTACCAGATGAGATTCCAAATTTGTTATTTTTATATTTTTTGGGTGGTTGCTTTTCAAAGATAAGTACCTAAATCGTTAGAG